ATTAAGAGGGGAAGACTTCTTAATATTAAGAGATACTCTTAAGACCTACGGAAGATCATCGTGTGACGATGAGTAAGATCATCGAAGATCATAGCCATCCCGAGAAATCAAGATCTTCGATCCCCTGTGTCGGCAGCCGGAGAGAGAGGAGGCCATGTGGCTATTTCGCTCACACACGCATGACGTGGTGGATCGATTCCCTACCTAACATTTCCCAATATTTCCCAAAAATTCCTCAGCAAGAAAACGGAAGTTCATGATCTTCAGGTCCTGGGAGAGGGGCGAGGGCGGGCGGCAGGGCTTCCCAGTCCCGCCTTGCGGGGTCTTGATCTTTCATGATCTTTGATGGGGATTTTGATAGTAGGGAACCTGACTTCTGTAGCCGAGGGCTTGGGGTGCAGGAGGTCGAGGACATGATTGAGTACTCAGAGGGAAGGTCTGTGGTTTGATATTACCACACTGGGAGGTGAGGGGGTTGGAAAGGGGTTTTCCACAGGTTGCAAATGGCGTATCTGGTTTGGGATGTGTCAGTTGCAAAAGTTTTCCACAGGCGGAGGGGTCCTATTAGAATCATAATTCTGAATCTTCAATCAGGGAAGAGGAAGAAAAGAGAAGACATCCGCGGATGTTCTTCTTCTGGAGGGGGGTGTGGGGGGAACCACGGCGACATATCGCGGTGCACAGAAAACTGTGCATTTCCACAGGATACTCACAGGATATGACCTGGAGGGGAGGAGGGCTGTTGGAAATGGAAACGGGGGAGAAGCCGGACTGGTGCGGTTAGGTAGGGAGGGCCGAGAAGGATACGACTCCGCCGGCCCGGGTAGACGGTGTTTCCGGGATCCGGCGGAGGCCCTCAGAAGGAAGGAGGTATGATGGAGATACACAGGCACGGTTCGAGCGAGGTGGAGAGGAAGCACTTCAACGACGTCCGGGAGATGATGGAGGACGTCAGGAAGGTGTCGAGGGAAAAGGGGATCAAGAAGATCGTCCTTCATTTTCCGAAGGCGCTGATCCCGAAGGGAAGACGGAGGCAGAAATGACGATCCACCAGGCGAAGGAGATCAGGAAGAACAGGCGTGAGGAGGCGATGCTCCTGGCGGTAGCGCTGATGGCGCGGTCCGAGGCGGAGTTGACCCGCCGGCTCCTCGAGGACAGGAAGAATCGGGACGCGATCCTCGCGACGGGATTCGGGAAGACGCCGGATCAGGCGAAGATCCTCTGCAAGTGGGACGTGGCGGTCCTCAATATGGAGATCGAAGTCGGGGAATTGCGCGGCGCGATCGCGGAGATGGAGCAGGTCATCCGGGAGGATGCCGAAGCGGCGAACTACGTCGCCTACAAGCCGAAGCCGATCCGACCCGAGGACGTGCCGGCTTCCAGCGCCGGCACTGCAAGGCCGGTGAAGGAAGTCACCGGGATCCCGGAGGAAAAGGTGCCGGCGTGAAGTCCCCCGCGCTATTTCCGCCATCGAGAGCTTCAGGCAAGGGTCCGTTCAAGTCGGCCTGGTGGAAAGGATACTACGCCTACCGGGCGGAGAAGAGCATCTTTGCCAATCCGTATCCCGATTATAGGACCAAACACAAGAACGGGCCGACTTTCTCTCGTGGATTTAGGAACGCCTGGAGACGAGGATTCTACGCCGCGAAGGAAGAAAAAGCCGAATGAACGAAGTCTCATTGACGATCATGAAGTCGTCCCGGATGTGGGGAGTTTACGAATCCGGGAGGAACGTCCATGTCGCCCCGGCCTGGCAGGCGGACGATCACGATCTTGAGGAAGGACTCTGCTTCTGCGAACCGAAGATCGAAGACTTCGGGACGGGGACTCTTTTTGTCCACCAGGTGATTCATGAAACCTGAACTCATCGGGGAATGCTATCGTCTTCGAAGAGGCATCCGGACACCATGCTCCCTCATGGACAGATGGGTCGGAGCCTTCAAAAATTCAAGGAGGATGATCATGAAAATTCAAGGAAAGGAAATCGACCGCTCACTTGTCTCGACGATGGTCTTCCTCGTCGCCGACGACGGGAATGCGGGGAACTACAGGGTGGCGTATTTCATCGACAAAAATCTCATCATCCGGGCAACTCGGCGCCGGTACAAGGGAAAGATCCTGAAGCACGGTCCGGTCGAGATCGTCTTCACGATCGGGAAGCCAAACTTCGCCGAACGCAGACTGATCCGCCGGCGCGGCCCCAAGGTCGGTTACGTCGTCAAGTCGGTCAAGAAATGAAACCGACCCGACGCCGACGTGGAATCTTCAAGCCCTCTCGGACGATGGACAGGCTCTTCCGCGATCATATCCGCCCGGGACTGATAGCGGAAGTCAATCGACCTTCGACTATGCTTCTCTCGTTCTCGCCAGAAGAACTCCGCGAGATGCTCCAGAAGGCCTGGGGAGATATTTTCAAGATGCGGCGCCAGGTCTCGGCCTACAAGGGCCTATGGAGAAAGTCCGAAAAGGAAGTGAGGGCCCTCCGGCTCGGACTTCACGGCGAAGAACACTACCGGGCAATCAAGGCCAATAAGTGAGGGACATCAAGGTCCGCCCTCTTTGGCGTCACCACGGCGGGAAGTGGCGGCTCGCACCCTGGATCATCGGTCATTTTCCCGAGCATGAGATCTACGTCGAGCCCTTCTGCGGGGCAGCCTCGGTCCTTTTCCAGAAGGTCCGATCGAAGACCGAAGTCCTGAACGACCTGGACGAGGACATCGTCAACGCCTTTTGCGTCCTTCGGGATTTCAGTCTGTCTTCTATCCTGGCCGCACAAATCGCTTTGACGCCGTACTCGCGGAAGGAATTCATCGATTCCTACCTTCCGACCGAGGATCCGGTCGAACGGGCCCGGAGGACGATGATCCGGAACTTCATGTGCTACTCGACTTCCGGCTGCCGAGCTTTCATGACCGGATTTCGGTCAACGGTCTGGAAGGGCCGCCGGCCGGAGCAACATACCTGGTCCGAGAAATCCGAGTGGATCCCGATCTGGACCGCCCGGCTCAGGGGAGTCGTCCTCGAATGTCTTCCGGCGATCGACATCATCGGCCGGTACGATACCCCGAAGACGCTGTTCTACTGCGACCCGCCCTACGTTCATTCGACCCGGTCCGCGATCCGATGGCCCTCGGAGCTCGGACGATCATATACCCATGAAATGTCCGACTTCGATCATGAAATGTTGGCCGCGGCGCTCCATTCGATTAAGGGGAAGGCGATCATATCCGGCTATCGCTCCGAGATCTATGACCGCCTCTTCGACGGATGGCGCCGAGTCGAAAGGGCGGCCCGCACGACCAACGCCTCGCCCCGGGTCGAATGTCTTTGGCTTTCCCCAGGAATCATGCAAGCCTGACTTGCGGATATCAAAATTTTATAGGAGGTATTCATGAGACCAGACGAAGGATCAAAGCGGGAAAAGGCCCTTGAACTTATTTTCAAGGGACTGACCGAACTCGGAGAACTCTCGGCCGGCATCCAGAAATCAGCTATCGATCTCGAGTCGACGCTGGTCGGGACTTCGGAGAAGACCGACGCGCCGAAGGTTGGATCGATCCCGCCTTGCGGCGGATCGATCGGGGAGATGATCGGGAAGATCCGATTTCTCATTTCCGAATTTCAGATCTCCGGAGATTCGCTGGTCCGGATCCGGAAGGAGGTTTGACCATGCGCCGCGGAATGATTAAGGAACCGTCCGCCCCGCCGGCGGAGGAGAAGACCAAGGGAGCCCCGTTCGCGACGACCAAACTCGAGATCGTCGGGCCCGCGGTCGAATTCGCGGACCTGAAGCAGGTTTCCCTTTTCGGCCCCCAGGACGAGGTCCTCAACGCCCTCGAACTCGAGATCTCTTCGGCGATCGTCGAGATCGAACGACTCGAAGACCAGATCGAAAAGCGAAAGACGAAGATCGCCTCCCTTAAGTCCGGTCGTCTCGACGTCCTCAAGGGAGCTCGCGAAGCTGCGAAGAAATGGCGGAAAGATCGCGAGAAAGAAATCAACGCCGAGGCCGAATCCACTAGTTGAATCTTGTCCGAGCCGGCCCGCCGGCAACTCGTCACACGCGAGCGATACCCCTAGCCGGGTAAACGGGCCGGCATTTTTTCTTCTTGACTTTTAAAGATTCCGGACGTATAGCTTTAAGCATGGGACCTCGGCCAATAAAGCATCCAGGAGTCTCCTCATGCCTTATCTCCATCGAAAAGTGAGCGAGAACCGGGTCTGCGTCTACAAGAAAAATCCCGATGGATCCGCCGGAAAGCGCGTCGGCTGCACGACTCCCGGAAAACTTAACGACTATCTGGCGACCATTCATATCCATAGTCCCGAGAGATCCTCGGGAAAATCCAAAGGAGGTAAGTCTTGAACATTCTGCCCGACGGAAAGCGCGAGGTCACGTTCCCGGAACTTTGGAACGCGATCGGCGGCGGAGTCGCTCACACCATGGAGAAAATCCTCACGATGATGGCCAACTCGGCCGACGCCGGCGAAGACTTTCTTCTCGTCCACAGCACTACGCAGTGGATCGTCAGACTCGCCGACATCAACGAATATTTCAAAACCCACCAGCGTCCCTCGAGGCCGCTCTCGCTCGAGGCCGAAGCTAAGATACTTCGCAAGCAAAACGAGGATCTCCGACTCCAACTCGAAGTCCTGAAGGGTCAAACTCCGATCGCGAAACCCTCGGCGGCGCCGAACCCGGAAGAGATTTTCCCCGGCCGCGATCCCGGGATCCCCGTTCCCGGTCTCCTCGACGGCATCGGGGTCGATACGTCTTCGCTTCCTCGAGAGAAAATGAGCGGAGTGGATCTCCAGGCCCATCTGAAAAAGATGGTTTTAGGAATCAAACCTGAGATCCTCCGGGAAAAACCGCCGGCCAGGAAACACGACCGAAGTCCGTTCGATCAAAATCTCGACTCGGCCGGAGCCCCTCCGCCTGAAGACATCGTCGCTCCGTAAATGAAAACTCAACAGACCGCGTTCGGAAGGTTGAACGACAGACAGGCGACCTTCCTTCAGATCTTTCAATCGACGGGATTCGACCCCGCCCAGAAAAAGAACGCGGCTAAACTCGCCGGCTACGCCGGCGCCGTAGCTCCAATGAAGTCCGGTACGGTCCGGGAACTCATCGCCCGGGCCATGGAAAGCCGCGGCCTGACTCCGGATCTCCTCGTCCGGACGCATAAGGAAGCGATTCGCGCAACCAAGGTCGCCGCCGTCGTCCCGGAAAAAACGGACGGAAACGGAAATGTCGTCCAGAAAAAAGAAGTAATCACCGTCCCAGACCACGTCATCAGACTCAGGGCCGTCGAACTTGGATACGATGTCCTCGGAGCGATGCCGTCGAAAAGCTCCATCCGCCTCGAGAAACACGAGACTTTCAACTTCGACTCAGGAACCATCCACCGAGCTGAGGAAGTGAGCGGAGAAAAAATCATCGACGTTGAACTTGAGGCGGAGGACCTCAGTGATCCAAACCGCCCCTTCTGAGATCGCCGGCCGCTTCCCGCGTTCCTGGTGGCGAGATCAGTCTTCCGGGCTTTTCTTTTTCGAGCACGTCGTCCTGGCCCAAGCCTGGGAGGACAAATTCAGGAACTTCGGTTGTCTTCATCAACTCCTCTGCGACTTCCTCGATCGACGGAAGAGGCCTTCGCGAAGAAAATTCATCTCCGTTTTTCGCGGATCCTACAAGACGACCGTCCTTCTCGGTTTTATCATCTGGGTCTTCGCCTGGTCGATCGAGATGAATAAGCCGGCCTCGATCACCTACAACACGTCGATCAAGGAAAATGCCGAAGCCTTGAATCTCGACTTCCGGGAAACTGTCGAGCACTGTCTTCTGCTCAAGTGGATCTTCCCGAAACTCCCGACCGATCCGAATGATTTTCGGAAGTGGGAGAAACACAAGGTCGAGTATCGGAATCTTTTCAGATTTCAGGTCTCGTCGACGGAAACTCAGCAGACTTCGCGCCATACGACGATCTACATCAACGATGACATCGTCAACGATTTAAACTCGAAGTCCGAGGGAGAACGCGAGAAAGTCTGGGATACATGGAAGTACCAGAAGTCGATCGTCACCCGCTATGCGAAATTCAAGATCGGGCTCGAGATCGACAGCGGGACCCCGTTCCACTCGAAGGACACCATCTGCAAGATCCGCAAACTCCCGAGTTACGATAAGTTCGTCATGCCCTGGGCCATCGAAGACGGCCGAGGACGGGTCGACCCCTACAAGGAAAACGGCGTCCTCTCGTTCCCGGAAATGTTCTGTTGGGAGGATTTCCGGACAATTCGGGAAGACCAGGGCCCGACGATCTTCGCAACTCAATACGCCCTGGAGATAGCCGATGAAGAAGGGATGCTGTGCCGGCCGCAGTGGATCCGTAAGTGGGTCCGGCTCCCGGAGGTCTACAAGAGAGTCATGGTCATGGACCCGGCCGTCACGGCCGATCCGAAACGCTCCAGAACTTCCGCAACCGGCGTCGTCATCTGCGACGTCGATCCTTCTGGGAATCTCTATGTCATATTCGCGGAGAAATTCTTCGTCACGCCCGAAGGTTTCATTCGGTTGATGGAAAGACTGACGGCCCAGTTCCATCCGGACGAAACTTACGTCGAGAAAGAAAAAACTTCGATCACGATCGCCGACACGTACACGTACCTGGCGCCGAAGCTCAACTTCACCTTCGTCGAACATCAGGGGAGGCCGAAGGCAAGCCGAATTATGTATATGCAACAGTGGTTCGAGACCGGCCGGATCCTTCTCGGCGATAACATGAACGAACTCGAAGACGCGATCGTCACCTATGACGGCGTTAGCAAGGAAAATACGGATCTTCTGGATCCGCTCGCCTACCAGGTCAAAATCATCGACCCTCCTAAACGCGGACATCGTCGGGATGAACGCGAGGAGAAAAAAGATCGGTTCGAGGAAGAACTCGAAAGAGTGAACAAACTCATGAAAAATCTCCAAAGTAATACCGAATGGGGCCAGGCCGATGCGACTATGTAAAATCATCGAGAAAGTCTTAGGATCGTCCGAGCAAAATCGGACTGTTCTCGAGCAAATCTGCACGGAATTCCGACGGATCAACGCGACTCTCGCGACGATCTCCGAGGCTGACCAGGAAAGACTCGTCCTCGATCGCACCGTCGCCAAAGAAAAACTCGAATATCTCAAGGCGAGCGGCGACCTTATTCGCCTCGAAGTATCCGCCACGAAGGCCAGGGTTGCCCTAAAACCGGGCATTCACGACGACGAGTTCTGAGATGTCATCGAGAAAGATCGCCGAAGAGAAGACCGAGGAGATCGCCCCGATTTCAGTCGATAAGGGCGACTGGTTCTGGATCGAAGGGAAAGAGCAGACCGAGGCCCAGTTCTGCGCCTGGGCCAATGCCTTTGTCCAGGATCATCCGGTCGTCCGCCAACACCATGGAAAATGGCAGGAGCTGATCGCCTGGGAAGAGGGAGATCAATATACTCTCTGGAATTCCGACGCGAAGCGGGTCGCCCCGGTCGATCTTACTCGGAAGAAACGAGTCGTCATCAACTTCATGAAGCCGCTGATCGAGGCGATCGACGGCAAGGTAAATTTTTTCAACTCAGTTATCGGCGTCCCGAACTCCTCCGAGCAAAAGGATATCAACGGATCCATCGTCGCGACGAAAATCCTCGCCCACAATGACGTCATCGTCGGGATCGATGGGGTTACGGAGGACATGAAGTACGATATGTACCGGACCGGGACCGGCTGCATCCGCTGGTTTTGGGATGAGTCTCTCTCGGGATTCGGTCAAGTCGAAAAAGGGAAAGCGGCCCGGCGGGTCGAAGGCGACGTCGGATGTTACTCCCCCGATATTTTCAATCTTCGCCCGGATCCGGCGGCCAAAAGGCCGGATCAACTTCGATGGATGTTCGAGATCAAGGAAATCTCGGTCGACGACTTCCTCTCCACCTATGGCGACAAGGTCGAGGAGGAATGGCTTAAGAAACAGATCGAGTCAGATCCGGCGAAGAAATACATGGGGACGAACGAAGATCTCAGCGAGAAACACCGCGATATGCCGACCGTCGTTATCCTCGAGTTTATCGAGAAACCGTCGAACAAGTATCCGCAGGGAAGATTCATCGTCGTCCTCGCGGACAAGGCGGTCGAGGCCGGCCCGAACACGAACGCCGACAACGATCTCGGATATTTCTTCTATTACTATCGAAAGAATCGAAGGTCTTTTTGGGGCCGCGGACCGCTCTACTACGTCCAGCCGATCCAGAAAGAATTCAACCGCATGGTCTCGATGGAGTCCGAACACTATGAGGCCTGGCGGCCGAAGATGATGGTGCCGATGGGCTCGCTCGCCCGAGCAAGTTCCATGATTGCGGGATCCCTCGAGCTCGTCGAAATTCCCTTCGACCGCGGCGCGAGGCCCGAGCCGGTCCAGATGCCTCAGTTGTCCTCCGGCCAGAAAGAATATCGAGACTTCCTCCTCGCGGCGAAGGACATGGTCTCGAACATTCATGAGCCGAGTTACGCGCAACTTCCGAAATATTCGAGTCAATCTCCGAACTCGCTCTATCAATCCATGCTTGAACAAGAGGCCGTCAAACTCGACCCGATGGTCAAGCGGACGAATAAGACGATCTTAGCCCAAAGTCGTTTCCGCCTTAAACTCATGGCCAAACACTATGGAGAAAGACGACTCGTCAAGATCATGGGACCGAATAAAATCGCGGCGACTCGTTACTTCTCGGCGATCGATCTGAATCAGAATTACGATGTTCAACTCGAGATCGGAGTCTCCATAAATCAATCCACAACTGTACTCGGTCGACTCGTCCTCGACCTTTGGGACAAGAAATTCTTCGACACTTCGGACAGACCGAAGATCCTTAAACTTCTAAATCTCGGGACGGCCGAGGCCGAATTCCGCGGAGATATTGCCGACCTTGAGCGGGCCTGCCGAGAGAACCAAAGTTTCATCGACGGGACCTGGATGGGGGTCAAGGGCAAAAGCCGGCCTATTTGGGTTTTTGTCCATGACGATCATGAAGTCCACCTCGAGCAACATACGAACCTCTACAAATCGGAGGAAGTCGAGACCTGGCCGGATGAACAGGTCCAGGCGCTTGAGGATCATATCGAGAAACACTTCGAGTTCTATCTCAAGCTCGCCGAGGCGTCCAAGGCTATGGAGGCCGGGCCCACGTCCGAAACAGGGCAGGCCGCGGCATCTCCGGAAGACGAATACGCCCAGGAAGAGCTTGAACGAGGGGGAGGCGGCGAAGGAGCCGAACCTCTTCCTGTGGTATAATCGCGAAGGAGGGTAAATTGCCAGAGCCTAAAGAAGACCAAGCGGGAAAGCCGGTCTCCCCGGTCACTCCGCAGTCTCCGAAACCAGGCGAACTTCCGAAGGAGGGTTTCTTCGAACCGGGGACGTTGAATAAGTGGATGAGCGAACTGAATCTCTTTGGAGATCCAGCACCCGCCAAGACCACGCCGAAACCCGCCCCGGCCGCCGGCGAAGACGATTGTCCGGGCTGTCCGAAGAAAATTGCGGCCGCGCCAACCTCGGGATCCGAGGAGCCGTTTGCCGTAATTAAAGTCGACGGCAAGGATATCCCCGTCAAAAGCCGAGAAGAACTGATCGCCCTCGCTCAACAGGGCCACGACTACACTCGAAAGAGACAACGCGACTCCGAAACCGAGAGAGATCTCGAAGAAAGAGAACGCTCGCTCATGGCCCTGGCCGATCCGCTCAATACCCTCGTCGAACACATCAAATCCGGGAAACCGCTCCTGTCCAAATCCGCGAAGACGGAAGACTCCGAAGAGGAAGCTCCGTTCGGGGACGAGGAGGAAGAGGAGATCGAAGATCCGGTCGCTCGGAAGAAACTCCAGGAAGCCGGGCGCAAACTCAAGGTTCTCGAGGACGAACTGAGTCAGGTTCGTGAGGAACGCAATATCCGAACCGCCACGGCGGCTGCGTCGGGCCTCGAGGAACTTTATAACGTAGCTGCCAAAGAACATTCGATCGAGAACGTCATCGACGACGAGACGAAGGCCAACCTGAGTTTTCCGATGGTTGCCGGCTACATCAGTATGCTTAACCTACGGGAAGAAGCGATGGCTAAGCAAGATCCGAAATTCAGGAGAACGCCGGTCCCGGATCTTATCAAACGAGGAGTTCGGGACTTCAGTCGTTTTCAGGTCAAGCTCAGAGGTTCGACCGGAGCGACGGCCTTGAACGTCGATGTACTCTCGAAGGATCGCCCCGACCTTGTCGAAGAAATCGGCAAGATCGCGGTCGCGGCCTATGTCGAGGGAAGACAGGCCTTCCCCAAAATCGTCCGTCCTGCCGGCGCCGGCGGCGCCGCTTTCGAGAAGAAGACCGCTGTAAAACGGCAGATAAAGGGAACGGACGATGCGATCGATCAAGCTCTCGAGGACCCGGAAGTTATCGCCGGACTCGAGGAAATGGCCAGATCGATGCCGCACATGATCGGTTTACCTAACGATTAACTTCAAGTTCACATAGTAGGAGAATCCTCATGGCCAATGTTTTTGGCCTGGCCCAAGTGGCCACCGACAAAATCTTTCTCGAATTCATCATGCCCGGGCTCAACGTCGAGATCAGGGCGAACACGATCCTTTACGATCGCTTCAAGACCGATACCGAACACGTCGTCGGGAAATACGCGCTCTTTAAACGCGTAACCGGGTCGCCGAAATCGGCCCGGCCCTCATCGTCTTCGACTTTCCCGACCGCGAAGCAGGGAGCGTACGACGAATATCTCGTCTATCTGAAGCGCGGTATGTACGCCCAACTTCAATTCGACGGGCTCACTCTCGCTTGTTCCCAGGGCAAGGGCGCCATCGCTGACGTTCTCCGAACGGAAGTCGACGGCATTAAGATGCACATCTCCAATAAACTCAACCGTCAGTACCACGGCGACGGATCCGGCCGCCTGGCTCGCTGCTACGGCGCCGGCTCGAACTCCACCGACCTCACGATCGATCACGAATTCTTCGGCCTCGACTCCAACGGCCGCTCGAATCCCGCTCAATATCTCGACGAGGGGATGTCGGTCGACATTTACGATTCCTCGGGGAATCTCGAGGCGGAAGACGTCGACATCTCGGCGATCGTGAACAACGGGGACGGGACCGCCGCGGTCACTCTTTTGACGGCTCAAACCTGGAGCGACAACGGCTATCTTTTCGACCACGACACCTATGCGGCTTCTCAGGCCGCGGGCACCGGCGTCCCGATGGGACTGCACGGGATCATCTCCGCGTCCAATCCGTACGTCGGGATCACCCCGACCTACTTTCAGAACATCGACCGTGCCGCCTCCGGGAAATCTTGGTCAAAGGCAACGATCGTGGCGATGGGATCCTCGGCGACGGCGCCGACGGACGACAAACTTCTCGAACTCGTCCAGGAATGCGAGAAGTGGGGCCGGACGAAAGTCCTCCTCACCAACGCCTATATCTGGCGGGCTCTCTTTTCAATCTGGAAAACGGACCGGACGATGCCGAACGAAAAGGCCGCCTGGGCCGGCGTCACCGGATTGAAATTCTACGGCGGTCGTTCCGGGGAGATCCCGGTCATCTATGACGACGACTGTCCGGATCAACGGATCCTCGCCCTCGACGAAGCATACCTCAAGAACGAAGCCCCCTCGAAGAACGGGATGGCCTGGTTGCCGGGGGATAGCGGAATTCTTCAGAGAATTCAGGGCAAGGACGAATCAGTCGCAAGCCTGGTCTTTTACTACAACTTCGTCGCCGAGAAGACGAGAGCCCAGGGCGCCTTGACCTACGTCAAGCACGCGGCGAGCTAAGGAGGAAAAAATGGCCGTTCAGACTCCCAAAATCATCTCCGATGGACTTTCCTTCAAGGCTTTGGCACCCGTCAATTTCGACGGCGCGAAGATCAAAGTGCGCGTTCAGATCAAGACGGCGGACTACACCGTCCTGCACACCGATTCCGGAACGATCTTCTGCACCGTCGGCGATACCGGCGCGATCGTCTTTACTCTTCCGGTTGTCCCCATCAAGAACGAGTTCTTCATTTTCTTCCAGAGCGTCGACCAGAACATGACGGTCAACGCAGGGGCGGCCAACACCATGCGGACGAAGAACGATCTCGATGCCGATGGCGTCGTGTTCTCGACCGGAAGTAATCTCATCGGGGCCTGCATCTTAGTCTTTGGCGACGGAACCTACTGGAACGTCGCCCAACTCTGCACCAACACGATGACGGTCACGACCTAGGGGTACGAAACAATGTACGAAAGGGCCCGGACGCGGTCATCCTAGAGCCGGCCGGGCCCGTCTTTTTCAGCGCATTAGGAGAGCGCAAAAAATGTCTATGGCAAAAGGAATTCGATCGGGTGGGTATTTCAACATCAACGAGGCCTTTCGATTCAAGAAGAACGTCATCTTCGACCAGATCCAGAATCCTCTCGGCTATACGTATTTTGTCCGAAACGACGGCGCCGACCAGGGCGGCCGAAGCGGGCTCACGACCGCCGAGGCCTTCAAGACTCTCGCCTACGCCAACTCTCGCGCCGCGGCATGGGACAAGATCATCGTCTTGCCCGCCACGGATTGTAGCGCGTACCTGGAGACGGAACTTCCGATCAACATCACGAAGAACGGACTGAAGATTCTCGGTCTTCAGACGCATGAGCGCCAATGGGGATCTCCGGCAATTCACACCCATGCGACGACTACGCTCATCACGGTCAACGCCCACCAGGTCGAAATCGGCCATCTATCGCTTCACCATCAGGGGGCCGGGGTCTCAATCGACTGGGGAACCACGAACAACTACTGGCGCGGTCATCTCCACGACTGCTACTTCGGCGGGAACTCCGCGGCCCTGACCGCAGTTATTTGGGGGAACACCACCGCTGCCGGCGTCGGGAGCGGAGCGACCATCGACTCACCCTGCGGTTGCATCGAACGATGCTTCTTCATGGACTATGTGACCCGGGCCATCTTCTGGAACACGGGTTACGGAAGTGTGATCCGGGACTGCACCTTCGCAATCACCGCCGCGGCGGGAATCGGGATCGAATACTATACCGACGGGACCAGCCGGCCCCACTCTTTCATCGTGGACAACCGGTTCTCGGCCGTCGACGGCACGAACGCCTACGGGATCAAAGTCACGAACACACCCACGGCCGGGTATCTGTTCATCGACGGAAATTCCTTCAACAACTTCGCCGATGCCGCCCACTGTCTTTCCAAGCACGACGGATATCTCGGGGCGAACTACTGCAACGGCGTCCTGATCACGACATAGGTGTAGGTCCATGGCCAACGCCTATAAACTTTACAAGATCTGTTCGTCTTGCAAGGGGACGGGCAAAATTACGCTCCCTATCGGCTCATCGCCCACGCCGACCGAATGCACCTGCTTCGACTGCGTGGGAGCCAAGGTATATCTTTGGGGATATTGTACCGAGGCCATCTTCGATATTCCCGACATCCCCGCATGATGGCCGAAGAAACGAACTGAAAGAAAGGGGGATGGTAACATCCCCCGATCTTCTGGAGGAAAGGCAAGATGGCAAACAACACCGATTCCGAAAGACTCTGGATGCTCACAGACGCGGCCGTAATCAAGGCGGCCGGGACTCCCGTCATTGTGAGAAAACTCATTTACTTTCCCGCGGCCGTGAGCGACGACGTCGTTATTCACGAGTACGCGCCCGGCGGGACTGCCAGAATCGCAGTTCGAATGAAGGCCGGCCCGGCCGTCGTCCTGCCGATCGAAATCGACTTCGGCAATGAAGGAAGGTCGCTCAACGGTTTTCGGCTGCTGACGATCGACGCCGGTTATCTCGACGTTTATCTCGGATCAAAATGATCCAAGTCCATGGGACGGAGAAGCGGCCGCCTGACTGGTGGGTCAAGGAACTCGCCATCATCGACCGACGCTACAAAGTCGTCTATGTCGACGAGTACGATTACTGGTCCGTTAAACTCACGACACCGTACTACATGGAGAGAGACGGAGATCTCCAGAAATTCGAGACGACGACGTCGCTCGCGACATTCAAGAATCTCAACGATGCGGCCCTCGAGAATCTTCGTTCTCGAAAGCGCCTCGGAGAGATCTTTGCCCGAGCGAATAATCCGAATGCCTATCTCGATTGGATCGTCCGCATGAATAAGGAAGCCCGGGCGAAAGAGATCGAACTCGGGATCGAGATGCAGGCCGAAGGATTCATGGAGATCGAAAAGTACGTCAATCGAGGTAAGCACACGATTCACGCCGGAGAATAGAAATGACCAAAGATGCGATGAGGACCCTCGTCCGAAATCTCTTCAAGGAAACTTCGACCGCCGTCGGCGCCCTTTATCCCTCGGACAACGTCCTGATCGACCTGGTCCTCGACATGAGCATGACTCTTGTCTGCATGGACCTGGCCGTTTTCCTTCCCCATGAGTTCCTCACTTCGGAGACGATCAGTCTCTTGGCTAACACGGCGAGTTATACGTTGACCGGGAGTCCTCTCCAGTATTGGGCGATGCTCAGAAATATCACCGGCGAGACGCCCCGGCCGATTCGATGGATCGACCCGGGCCTGGTCGCCACGAGAATGACCGTCGGAGAGAAACACGAAAATCCGAATCGCTGGTATCACACCGGCGAAAAAACGATCACCTTCGTCCCGACACCCTCGGTCGCGAAGGCCAACTACGCGAAGATCTTGTACATCTCGGCCGAGGCTGCGACGATGGGGACGAACGGACCGGCCTATATTCCGACACCCCTTCATTCTCTTGTCCCACTCAAGGCCGTCGAACTTACCTGTTCTATCACCGAAACGAATCCGATTTCTTTCCAAAGGATCTACGCGATGTTTATCAATCAAGGCATCCGCCTTTACGGACCGCGGGTCCAGAACGAACCGAAGTTCCTGAATCCGGATCCGGCGGAACTCGAGTATCTCGACTCGAGAGATAAGGCTTTCATCGACATGGCCTCACCCTTCGAGCGATGATCGAATCAACGCAGAACCTTTCTGAGCTCGAGATCCGGCTCAATCATGGAGTGGACCAGGTCTCGGCGGTTGCCGACGTTCCGATAAGCGGATTCTTAAATCTCGAAAATTGGAGGATTGCCCAGGACGGGAAGCGGATCGAAAAAAGAAACGGTTTGACCGTGATCGACGACGATGTCGCGACGGTCCTCGGCGGGCACGATGTCTTCGGATACCACACCTACTACAACGCCGCCGCCCAGTTCTGCCAGTTGGTGATCGCCGAAGACAAGATCTACAGGAAAACAGCGACCGGATCCTGGGGATCCGCGATTCATACCTGGGCGTCCACGCTCGCGCACCCGATCAATCCACTTGAGATCCAGGGAAAGCAGTACGTTATCTCCGAAATTGAGAACTTCATGCTTCTCGGGGCCGGGACGAAAGTTAAAGTCGGGATCACCGCGCCGACGACGGTCCCGACGATCACGGCGACTTACGACGCCCTACTTCTCGACGAAGACATGGCCGCGATCACGGACTGGGCGGACGACGACGTCGGCGCCGGCGCCTCGTCTCAAGCAACCTTCGACTCGAAGAGCTGCATGAGGCTTCTCAACACGGCCCTCTCCGGAAATATCGCCGGCAGAAGTAGGACCGTCTCCAATATCGGCGCCGAATTTACGGTCGAGATGTCGATCTATATCAACACGATCGGGATGTATCAGAACTCGAACCAACTTCAGTTCAACCTTCACAACGGCCGGACCAACACCCAAATTATCATCGACATGAACGACACGTACGTTTATTCGGGAAAATACTGGGTGTCGACGGGGATGAATGTTCCCCAGGATAAATGGGCGACGTACAAGTTTTATATCAATACGAAAGAACCGGGCGAGGAATACTGCGAAGTCTATCGGGATGGTCGAAGTTATGGCCAGTATAGATGTTCGGACAAAGAAACGACAACGCCCGGGTCGATTCAAATTAGATTGCTCGGAGAAAGCGTCGCGACCGACGTCTATATCGATTACTTCAAGATCGGCGGAGTCACCGGCGGGAAGATCGTCGGGATCCGCCGCTATGCCGTTACTTTTGCCAGGTCCGGAGCATACGGCAGTGAATCGAATCCGATCTTCGGAACCGTGGGTCCCTCCGTCACGTTCGTCACGTCCTCCGGGGGACTTAACGATATGACTCCGGGAGGGACGTACACCGGAATAAGAAACAAGACCTATATCGTCAAGATCGACGGGACGGGCCCCCCTAATACGATCAAGTGGTCGGAAGACGATGGAGAAACGTGGAATTCAACCACCGTACCGATCACGACAACGATGTACCTGTCCGACGGCGTGACCCTGACCTTCGTTGCCACGACCGGGCACACTCTCGACGATTACTGGACTTTTACTTGTTCGGCCATGGCCGCGGACTGCCTACACCAGTACGCCGTTTTGACGGGCATTCCCAAGTCCGGAGAGACGGGGATCGATCAAAGAAAAATCTATGCGACGCTGGCCGGCGGAGACTCCTATTACCTTCTGGCCATCATGAACGATAATTTGTCGACGACGTATAAAGATAATAACGACGACCCCGTCTTAGGAGTCGGCGAAGATCTTCGACTGGACCGGGATGTCGCGCCTCTTGGGAAATTTCCTATCTACTGGGACGATCGACTCTGGATCTTTAATCATACTGAATGCATGGCTTACTATTCCGAAATAAACGATCCGGAGGCTTTTGATATTTCGGACAGATGGATTTCGCTTCGGAGCGGCCAATCGAAAGACGAGATCACCGGAGTAATTCCCTACAAAAGCCATCTCTACGTCTTCAAACAACACGCAATCGCGATTATTCGGAAAAGAACGGATGGAACATACGGCCGGTACTGGATATGCAAAGACTATGGTTGCATCGCGCCTTGGAGTCTTCAGGAGGTCGGCGGACTCCTGATGTTCCTCTCTCACCGAGGATGGGAAGTCTTCAACGGTTGCGCGAGTTACTCCGTTCTATTTTCGTTGCCGGTCCGGCGGACCCTGGCCACGCTCGATAAGACGGCCCTCGACAAAGTCTGCTCTGTCGTAAATAGGGACTATTACGAAGCCTGGCTTTCGATCCCGGACCGGACTTCCGGATCCGCGATCACGATCGTTTGCAATTATCTTGTGCCGGCGTTTTATTTCTTCAGTTTCGCGAAGGTCCCATCGATCATCGTCGAGGCAAGGAACTCCTCCGGCGTCATGAAGACTTACTTCGGATCCCGAGACGGCTATCTCTTCACCGCCGACACTGGAGTTACCGATGTCGGAACGACGATCACTGCAACCGGAAGAACTCCCTGGATCAGATTCCCGATCACAACTCAATTCCGGAAGATGGAGGCCGAGATCGAGGCGCCCACGGGAATCACGCTTACGACGAATGTTTATATCGACCTCCAGTCTACGGCCGTTTCGACCCGGACGATCGCCGGATCGACGCCCTCGGCGCCGGACCAAGAATACAGACTTCCTATTTTTGATTCGATCGAGTTCTTTCTTCAGGCGAAATATCTCGGATTCTCATTCACCGAATCCGGCGCCGTCGGCGCTTCGCTGAAGATCAATCTTCTAAAATTCTTTTACGCGGCTTATGTTCGACGCGGCCGGATCGCGGGAAATCAATAACATGGCAGACATCATCGGCCAACTTCTACTCGAGGAACAGAAGGCGATCGAGTCCGGCAAGTATCCGAATCCTTGGCTCGATGAAGAATTCAATTCCTGCGAGCTTGACCTTCCCGAGCCCGGCGCCTCGATCGACGATACTTTCGAGAGGATCGGCGGCGGGGGGACGACCGTAGAAGGATCGACGACGACGACGACGGGGGGTCCATGCTACTGGATAAAACGCGGGTCCGATATTTATTACTTGGAAGGCGGCGCTGCCGTCGGAACTCCGGATCCGAAATCGGACGAATATAAATTTCATACTGAGGACGGGAATCTCGGAGCGATCGGCGTTGACGGCGAAGACACCTGGGTCGACGCCGTAGGAGTCTGGTAATGGCTATCGCCGATACCTGGGTCGATCTCGGGGCGGTCTGGACCTATACTCCCGGCGCCGGAGAGACCCGCTGTATAGAATACCTTGAGAACGGAATCGTCATGGGGGGCGCCCAGAAGAAGCTCTGGAGGTCGACAGATTACGGGACGACGTGGACCGAAATCGCCTGGGTCGATCCGGGCCGCGTTTATCAGTGGATGGATATCCTCTACGTCGGCGCCGGGATTGTCCTGGCGATGATCTCCGGTTACCCGTACGGAAGTTTTCATACTTTCAGGTCGACGGATTATGGCCTCACCTGGTCCGACCTCGGGCATATCGCCCCCGGGATCGACGACCTCCAGAAGATCGTGAATTGCGGGGCCGGGGTCATTCTTACCTATCAGTTTGTCGGAGGCGCGCAGGTCCGGTCCACCGACTCCGGGGCGACCTGGGCCGTAGAGACAGGGTTATTCGTTCGGCCCGTCTGGGGGGCCGCTTACGATAGCGGGACCGGGACCCTCGTTGCCTGTACCGCCGGATGGCCCAACGGCGGGGAGATTCTGAGATCGACGAATAAAGGGGTGAGTTACACGACGGTCTTGGAGACCGGCGTCGGCGGAGCGGAATTCGCCGGAGGCGTCTGTTCCCTTGGCGGCGGGATCTGGCTTGTTGGAAGATGGACTTCGTTAGGAACAAGGGTTTATAGATCGACCAACGACGGACTCAATTGGACTATTATCAGTGCCGTTCCCGGAGACCAGAACGGAGTCTGGGAATTCATTAATTTCACGGGAGGCCATGTCGCCCTTTTCGACATTGCCGCCGGGGGAGTCAGGATCTTCGTCTCCCACGATTACGGCGCGACCTGGGCCGACTCGCTCATGGGTGGGATTTATTCCGGTCTTTTTGACGGGACATATTGCGCCGGGACCCTCGGCCTGATCTGCGGAGATTTGAACCATGTCTACTCGAGCGGGTCCGTCAACGATCCTGAAGTCATCGCCAACGCGACGCCGAAGGTCGGTCATCGTTGGAGAAAATTCGACGGCGATGCTACCTGGACGGATTTCTGGTCGATGTTCTACACCCAGGGCGCCGGGACGAATCGGCCCCTTTATCTCTACAACGAAGTCTCCGACCAGATTATTCTGAAGATCGATCCAGCGGACAACATCCTTCAGGTCCATAAAAGTATTTTCATTTACGAAGAACTCAGACTTCGCGGAATAGGGGAATATTACTCCGGATTTGAGAGCGCGGAAGTCGCATCGAATTGTATCTGGGTGCTCCCGGTCGCGGACGGTTCGGCGAACCAAGTCATAAAAACGAGCGGGTCGAAAGTTCTCAGTTTTGTGAATCTTTACCATAGTCTACTCGAAGGAACATACCATGCGGACACGGTCACGGGGACCCCCGTCCTCGGCGATATCATCATCGCCAACGCGACGCCGAAGTGGATCCAGAGAGCCGGAAATATAACGACGACGAAGAAGTTTCTCCGGCAGACCGGGACGGGTACGATCTCGGCCGAACCGGACTGGGATGTTCTCGAGGCCGGGGACATGGTGGCCCACGCACTCGACGGCGCGAAACATACCGTTGCCGGTCTCAACGCCGGCCATTTTTTGAAGGCTCTCAGCGCGACGACATTCGGATTTGCCGCCCATGGTCTTTCTCTCGATGATCTCGGGGATGTCAACGCCGGCACTCCGGGATCGGGAGACGTTTTGACGTGGGATCCGACTCCGGGCGAATGGGTTCCGCTTCCACCCGGCGCCGGATCCATCGCTCTTGACAACCTGACCGACGTTAACGCGGCCGCCCCGAACGACCTAGACGTTCTGACCTGGGATTCTGTCCCTGGCGAATGGATCGCTTCTCCGCCGGCGGGAGGCGGAGCCCTCGATGATTTGAGCGACGTCAACGCTCCGACTCCGAACGACCTGGACGTCCTAACCTGGGACGCCGTCCCCGGCGAATGGATCGCCG